TGATTCTCTAATCACCGGGCCAACATCGTCTATGCAGGATGGGAAATTCGATGTTCTGCAATCGGCTAGGTTCCACCGTGCTTCTTTCACATTCTCTGGCGATCACAAACTGATTGCGCTAGGTGCTGTTCTCCAGCAGGAGGGCAATGTATGAAAGTTACCGTCAACCGCCTTAATGCAGATGCAGACACTATCCGCATTTTCAGGGAAATAGCTGTACAGCTTAACGCTTTGTCTGAGGGAAAAATGTCAGCAAGGTACGGAGCCATGACGGCAGCTCCAACGACAGGCACATGGGCACTTGGCGATAAGGTTAGCAACAGCGCGCCGGCTGAATTAGGCATTGCAACAGCTAAATTCGTGATTGATGGCTGGATTTGTGTTTCCGGTGGAGCACCCGGCACATGGTTAGAGCAGCGAACCCTAACAGGGAACTAGGAGAACGACATGGAAGAATCTTGGACAGGTGGCAACCCATTCTTGGGAACCAACAACCCCTACTTGCAGCAAAACATTGATGCAACGATGGGTGATATCACCCGAAACTACAACATGGCAGTGAAGCCGCAGACAGAAGCGGCAATGGCTAATTCTGGCAGTTTTGGCAACTCTGGCTTGCAACAGCTACAGGGTGAGCAACAACGCCAACTTGCCGCGACCCTTGGAAACACATCCAACAACATGCGTATGCAGGACTACGGCAACCAGCAACAGATGTATCAGTGGGATCAGGGTTTTAACCGGGATGTGTTTAACGACCAATTCTCGCAAAACCAGCAGAATCTATCGAACTACATGGGTCTTCTTGGTCAGGGTAACCAGTTCAATCAGCAGGACATTGCGAATCAAACCGCGATGTACAACACGCCACTGACCTATCAGCAAGCCTTTACTAACATGTCTAATGCTACTGGTGGGCTTGGTGGTACTTCGGTCAATTCTCAAACCGGCCAAGGCTCTCCTTTGACGGGGGCGCTGGGTGGTTGGGGGCTTGGTTCTAGCCTGTCTAGCTATTTCAAATAAGGGGCGATCATGGCAGATATGTGGAACATCGGCGGTGCCCTTCTAGGCGGGTTGTTGGGGAATCAATCCAGCACACAAAGCACCTCCAACACCCAGCAACCCTACGGCCCGGCGCAGCCTTGGATTCAGTCCAATATCAATAGCGGGCAGAACCTTCAAAAGCAATACCAAGCAAACCCTTTGAGTGCTGGGCAGATTGGTGCCTACGGGAATAGCCTAGGTCTTACGCAGGGTTTCCGCGATCAGGCTGGAGGCTTGATTCAGCAAATGAACAGCATGAAGCAGTTTGACCGCAACAACCCAACAGCAAAAGCCACCCAGTTCAATTTCACAAGTGCGCCCACGAACATCAGCGCCGTGAATGAGAAACTAATGGCATCACTTCCGTCTGCATCTATTGGAACGCTGGCGCAAAAAGCGGCCCAGGATAACTACGGCGGGTTGCTTGGCGGAGGATCATCTGGGTCTTCAAATCCATCTGCGACAAACTTGACAGACGCGCAATGGGCCGCTGTTAAGCAAATGCGCGATGACGTCGGATGGGGTAATCCATTTGATACTGCTGGATTGCAGGCAATGATGGCACTTGGCTCTGGGTCTCCTTTGGCTGCTGTTGGGTTGATCCAGAAGCAAATGCCATACTTAGACAACTATATGGCGATGAAAGCGGCGCAAGAGGCATTGGCGCGCGATCAGGCCGCCGCAGCAGCGGCACAGCAACAGTCATACGGCGGAAGTGGCGGTGGCGCTCGGTCTTACTTCGGTGGTGGATACGATGGCAGCGGGTTTGCTGGTGTTGGAAGCTCTGGATATGGTCACACGGGATACGGCGACAGCAATGTAAGCGCATCAAGTATTAGCGAGAACTAACATGGCAGGACTACTAGACGCATTTGGCGACGAGAACGCACGGTTTAGCCTTGGGCTGCTTGCTGCGGCTGCTCCGCGCTTTGACGGTGCCAACGATGGGCAGCGCATTATGGAGGCATTGCAGGGCGTAGATTCTTGGAAGCAAAAGCAAGCCCAGGCCAAGATGCAGCAGATGCAAATGGAGCAAATGCAAAGCCAAGTTGCAAAGCAAAAACAAATGGAAGAGCTAGCAAAACGCTACGCAACGCCAGCAGCCCCAGCACTCCCGCCAATTCAGGGGGATGCAATCCTGCCTGATTACCTAAAAAGCGGAATCTTGCCAAGCGCAGGCCAGCCAGCAAAGCCAGCCGGGTTTGATTTTGAGGGGTACGCGCAGGGCATGGCCGCGATCGACCCTATGGAGTCTTTGCGACTACAGCAAACGCTAAAGAAAGATGATTCACCACTGACGCTAAAAGATGGTGAGTCTTTGATTGATCGTAAGACACTAAAACCCATTTTTTCACTGCCAAAAGCCCAGACTAAGCCTTCTGGAGTGCAGGAATATGAATATGCTGTATCGCAAGGCTATCCCGGCACATATCAGCAGTTCAAACTTGAGCAGCAACGCGCAGGCGCGACCAATGTAAGCACGCGAGTCGAAAACAAAATGGGCGAGGGTTTGGCGTCTCAAGTAGGCCCAATGGTCAAAGGAACCTACGACGCAGCCACTGGTGCAGTTGCACAGATTGATGCCGCAAAACGCATCATTAACGCCATTGATAGCGGAAAAGTCATCGCAGGCCCAACAGCAGGCGCACGGATGAAAGTGGCCCAAATTGGGCAGCTTCTTGGTGTCACTGGCAAGGACGATGCAGAAGTTATTGCACGAAGCCGTGACGTTATCCGTGGATTGTCTGAGATGACACTGCAAGGCCGCAAACAAATGTCCGGCCAGGGCGCAATCACAGAATCCGAAGGAAAGCTCGCAGAAAAAGCAATGTCTGGGGACATAGAGGATTTGACGGCTGCGGAAATCAAGCAGCTTGCCCGCGCATCTGCCCGCGCATCTAAATTTGCCTATGACGCTCACCAGAAAAATATTGGTCGTCTGCGGGCAGATCCAAACACTGCCGGTCTTGCTGATTTTTACCAGCCTAGTCCACTGCCTAACATGGACTTCATGCAAGACAACGGGAAAACCGTTGTAAAAACAGGCATATACCAAGGCCGCAAGGTTGTGCAATATTCAGACGGAACAACCGCATATGCCGATTGATGAAAAAATGGTGAAGTGGGAGGAACCCACAAAACAAGCCATTAACCCAGCAATGGTGAAGTGGGACGATCAGCCTACATCCGTCAAGGCTGGAAAAAACATCAATAGCATCCCGCGTCAGGCTGGGCTTGCTGCGCGCTATTTGCTTGAGGGTGCGGCCAACCCGCTTATGCTGGCAACGGAGCCGATTAGATACGGTACAGACCGGCTGTTTAATCAGGTAGGCAAGACACGGCCATTGAACGTGCTGGCAACTGAGGCCGCAGACTGGATGGGGTTGCCATCCCCTCAAAACGCTGATGAACGAGTGGTGGCTGATGCATCGCGCCTAGTCGCAGGGACTGGCCTAACCATGGGGGCAGGACAAGCAGCTAACGCAATGCAAAAAGCCCCGGCCTTGTTTTCAGAAGCATCTAGCAGACTTCCTGCTTTTCTTGCAGATCGAATTGCAGCGGCAAAAGCTGCTGATATTGGCAAATTCATTACGCAGCAACCAGTAACGCAATTGGCCTCTGCGGCTGGCTCTGGTCTTGCTGGTGGTGCTTCGCGTGAGGCTGGCGGCAGTCAAGGCGGTCAAGTCTTGGCGTCTGTTGCTGGTGGATTGGGCGGCGCTGGCGCGGTGGGTCTCGGTAACTCGCTAGCCACCAAGGCGACAGGCATTAAAAACAAGTTCATCACTGCGATGACTCCGCAGCAAATGGATGTAAAAATTGGCGAAACTCTGAGGCAAACAGGCGTTGATTACTCGCAAGTGCCTGAAAGAATTCGTCAGTCGCTGCGACAGGAGTTGGCCGATTCTTTACGCACTAATCAAGATTTGAACCCTCAAGCGGTGGCTAGGTTGCTTGATTTTCGTACGGCAGGGCTAACGCCAACGCGCGGTATGCTGACGCTAGACCCCGTGCAGGTGACAAGAGAGCAAAACCTAGCAAAGATTGGCGCAAACTCTGCGGATGGACAGCTCCAAGGGCTGGCGAGAATTCAGAATGAAAATAACGCTAGACTCATTGGCAATCTAAACGCATTGGGCGCTTCTCGCGGCGATACATTGCAAGCTGGCGAAACGGTTGCAGGCTCTATTCTGCGCAATCAGGCAGGACTTAGGGGCGCTGAAACTGCGGCATGGAATGAGGCCCGAGGGTCTGTGGGTTATCGCGCTCCTATTTCTTCCAGCGTGATTAGTGACATCAATCAAGCTCTGGGCGACGAGGCTTTAATGCCTTTCATGAATCCGACCATCAGTCGATATATGGAGGCATTTCAAACGGGGCAACCATTTACGCCGCAAGACTACCGGAATCTCCGATCAATGCTTTCTGCTGAAATGGCAAAAGGCGGCAATGAGGCGCGGGCTGCTGGGCTTGCTGGACGCATTCTTGACAATGCAAACCTGACTCCGCAAGGCTTTGTTGGTGGTGGCAATGCGGTTGCAACTCCTGGTATGGCTGCTGCTATGCGCGGCGCTGACAATGCAGCTACAGAGGCCATAGACGCAGTAAATCGCGCACGTGGAGCAACTCGGGCGGCGTATGCTTACGAGGACTCAAGCCCTCTGGTGCGCAGCGTATTGTCTGGGGGGGCATCTAGCGACCCGCAACGAATCGCAGAGCGGTTTGTTATTGGAGGCACTGCTAACGAGGCGGCAGACCTTGTGAATGAAATCGGACCAAGAGGCTTGCAAGTGGTCAAAGATGCTGTCGTTGCCAACTTGAAAAACAAGGCTTTAAGCGGGGCGGCTGACGAAGTAGGAAAGTTTAGCCAGAGTGCATTTAATAGGTCTTTGAATGCATTGGGTGATCGCAAGCTCTCAATTTTGTTTACACCCGAAGAGTTAACCGCGCTGCGGACAAACGCACGGGCTGCAAGTTACATGCAATTCCAGCCAGCAGGGTCTGCTGTCAACAATTCAAACTCTGGCGCTTTGTTGTTAGGGCGTGGTATTGATGTGCTGGACAAAATCCCATTTGTTGGCCCAATGACAAGCCCTGTGCTTAAAAATATCGAGGTTAGCCTAGGAAATCGTCAGGCGCAAAATATTGCTCCTAGTTTACTTTTGCAGCAACCAAGAACCTCATTTAGCGCAGGACTTATTGGCCCATCTCTGGGCATGGGTGGCTTACTTGCCGCGCCTAGAGAATAGAGCAATCAAACTAATGGCTATAAGCCATCCTAAGTATATTGGGTCAAAGTTCATGCCGCATAGTAATTCGCTTTACCACAAAAGACAATCCCCAAAAGGATAGCCAATGCCAACCCCAACAGTAATCACCGATCTATCCCAAACGGCTGCATCAAACTACCCGGCAGGTACAGATAGCCCCTCTGTTTTGGATGATGTACAACGTGCACATGCTGCATTTATCGCGCTGCTGCGGGATGGTAAGGGGCAGACCACTATCAAGACCTTAGCAGGTGGGTCTACAACCGATATTGGCGGGGAGAATTCTCTTGTTGTCGCAGTAACTGGCACTCCAACAATTACAAGCCTAGGGACAAACTATAACGGGCCTAGATTTGTCTTATTCACTGGTGTTGCTGTAGTTACACACAACGCGACATTGATAAACCTGCCTGGGGCTGCAAACATTACCACGGCAGCGGGCGATTCATTGATTGCCGTACCAAACAGCACAGGAAACGGATGGGAGGTAATCAGCTTTACAAGAGCAGCCACGCCTCCAGGCTCTGCAATAAATCTAATTGGCTCTGGAACGATCAGCGACACATCTACAGTTGGGTCGACTGGTGTAAAAGTTGGATACAGGGACGTTCCACAACTAAACCAAGCCCCAGCAACAGCAATCACTACTGCGGATGCTGGAAAGCACATCTACGCCAATGCATCAGGAACTTTTACGATTCCTGCAAATGCCTCTCAGGCTTTTCCCGTTGGTGCCGCGCTCACGTTTGTAAACATGAATGCAAGCGCATGTACTATTGCAATTACTTCGGACACTCTTTATCTTGGCGGAGTTGGTACAACCGGTTCACGAACACTTGCGCAATACGGAATCGCCACAGCGTTAAAAATCAGCGCTACGGCGTGGATCATCACTGGTAGCGGGTTGACCTGATATGGGCGCATCACAGCAAATGCTGGTGGCCTCTAGCGGCCCATTCCAGTTCACTATTAGCAGCAACCAAAACGATGCAAACCTTCGTACTTTGGCTTTGGCCGCTGGGTGGGACGGCGGCAGGAAAGTAATCGCAACCATTGCCAGCGGCGTGGTGATTAGCTCCACAAGTACCGCAACTCCCGCACTTACCGTAAACGGCTCTTTCCCCGCTGGGGTTAGCCTAAGCACCAGCGGCGCGTATATTGTTGGCCGTGGCGGAAACGGTGGATCGGGAGCAAATGCCGACACAGTAACCAGCGCAACGGCTGGATCAACGGGCGGCACCGCATTGGCTGTTTCTGTGGCTGTCTCGATAGATAACACCGGGGGCACCATCGGCGGTGGCGGTGGCGGTGGCGGTGGCGGCGGTTCGCCTGCTAGCGCGCCATTAAGCATTGGTGGCGGTGGCGGTGGCGGTGGTCAATCCTCTAATACTGGATCAAGTGGCGGTGCTGGTGGCGCGGGCACTGATATTGTTGGCGGGACTGGTGGCAGTGGAACATTTGCTGCGGCTGGAGGCGGCGGGCCTGGCGGCGGTACAACTCCACCAAACATCAGCGGAGCTGGTGGTGCGGGGGGCGCATGGGGTAACGCAGGCACTGCTGGCACCGACTCGGGAACTACTGGATCACCTTGGCACTCTGGCCGCTCTGGTGGAGCAGCAGGAAATGCCGTTACCGGAAATTCAAACATCACATGGATAGCCACAGGAACGCGACTTGGAGGAATTTCCTAAAATGGACAGCCAAACCGCCTTCAATATTCTGTTGTCCCTAGTTGCTTTCTTGGGTGGCTATGTGCTTAAAACATTCAATGACAGCATCAAAACGCTGCAGCAAAAAGACAGCGAATTAACGGACAAAGTTCAGCAAATCGAAGTATTAGTTGCAGGCCAATATGTGAAGCGCGATGATATGGAAAAAATGGCAAATGCTTTGTTTGCCAAGCTGGACAAGATTGACGCCAAGCTAGACAACAAGGCAGACAAGTGAAATGGGTAATCAGTTCACTAGCTATCGGGGCGCTGGGGATGGCCCTATTTATTGGCTTTGTAAGCCGATAAAGGCAGACTGCAAAGACGGAACTGTAAGCTACAGCAAACACCGTTCTGGCACATGCTCTCGGCATGGTGGGGTGGCTAAATGGAGGTGATTTGTGGATCAAAATAAGCTTGCGCTATTGATTCGAGGTTTGCGCGATACAACCCAGAGCGCAAGCAATGCCATCGCGTCTAACATTTCTGGTCCTGTGGACTTGATTGCTATGGGGCTACGTGGTGTTGGCCTTCCAATCCCAGAGGACACAATGGGCGGTTCTAAATGGATGGCTGATCGCGGTCTTACAAGAGAGGTGCCTATGGGCGCACCTAGAATCATTGGCGAAACCCTAGGCATGGCTGGCCCTGCCTTGGCCGCTGCAAAAGCCCCGCAGATTGCGGCTGGATTGAATCAAATGCAAGCCAATGCACTAACACCAAAACTGCTTAATTCTCAAGCTGGTGCAGTTTATATGCCTAATGGGCTTCTATCCTCAAATCTAGATGATGCAAACAAGTTGGCTGACTTCTTTACTAGCAAAGGTTTTAAGCCAAATGTAATTAAAGCAGATGGAGGAAGTGTTTACGTAACTGCCGATGTTCAAAACCTCACTAAATCTGGCACTCTGTCAAAAAGGAATCCATATAAACCTCTAATGGCAGGGGAAAAGCGATACAAAGCAAGATTTGCAGATCATCCCTCGTATTGGGATTCGACCGTATCTAGCGATCCATTCACTGGAAATACAGTAGATCAAATTATAGAAAATTTGATCAGCAAAAATAGTGATGCCCTGCCATCATCGCGCTTTGTGCCTGGGAATTTACAAGGAACCATAACAGAATATAAAACCGCAGTAGTTCCGAGCCTAAGCGGGAAAACGATGGTTAATAAAACATTTCAAGATACAAGACCGTTCAGCTTCCTTGGCGACGACCTTATAAACAGACGGAGGTGATATGAAGTTCGGAGAACGGTCTGAAAAGAACCTTGTCGGCGTGCATCCTGACCTTGTGAAAGTCATGCGCCTAGCTATTGAGCGGACTACCGTAGACTTTGGAATCACCGAAGGGCTGCGCACCAAAGAGCGCCAGAAAGAGCTATTCGACCAGAAGAAAAGCCGAACCATGAATAGCCGCCACTTAACAGGCCACGCGGTAGACGTTATGGCTTATGTTGATGGCAAGGGCTCTTGGATGTGGGGGCTGTACGAAGCCATTAATAAGGCCGTGCAAGATGCCGCTGATGAATTTAAGGTTCCAATTGTCTGGGGTGGCTCCTGGGTAAGTTTCCGCGATGGTCCGCACTTTGAACTAGATAGGGAGTTTTACCCATGATTGACCTACTAAAAACCCTAGCCCCCATGATTGGCACGGCCCTAGGTGGCCCACTAGGCGGCGCTGCGGCGGCTTTTATTGCAGACAAGCTTGGGCTAGAGGCGAAGACCGTCGAGGCAGTCTCTGAGGTGCTAAACAGCGGGAAAATGACGCCTGAGCAAGTGGCGCAGATCAAACTAGCAGAGATTGAGTTTCAGAAGTTCCTCAAGCAAAACGCGATTGACCTAGAGAAAGTACATTCGGAGGATAGAGGCTCGGCCCGTGCAATGCTTGCCGCTGTACGCTCGAAAGTTCCTGCCTGGCTGTCATTCATCGTGACGCTAGGTTACTTTGGCATCTTGGGCGGGATGATGACTAACACCTTAGAGATTAAAGATTCTCAGGCCCTGCTTTTGATGCTTGGCTCATTGTCCACAGCTTGGGGCATGGTCATGGCCTTTTGGTTTGGCACGACTGCTGGAAGCGCTCAAAAGAATGAACTATTGGCGAACAGTATGCCGACAAAGAGTTAAGCTGGGTCAGTGCTGTATCTCTGCGCCCATCAATCAATTGCATAATTCTCGGCTAATGCATTCGTTTAAAGCCTCATTTAAAAAATCATTCCATGACTGGGTTTTGTCCATACATGCCAATGATTGCAATAAACCATAAGCCATTTCTTCATTGGTATATTCCTGATTCTTCGCCCTAAATTCTGAGATTAGGCGCGCCACTTCAATAAATGACTTGTCTGCTCTTTCATCACTAAAACTTCGCATGATTTAATTCCTTAAATAGTTAAGCTGGGTAAGCACTGATCTCTTACTTTATGTTCCCCCGCTGTACCGTCGTATAGCGTTTTGGTAGCTGCAACATCGCAGTCCCGGGGTGCGCATCAGCCTGCGCATTCCAGCTTAATTATGCAAAGGTGTTTCACCTCTTAATGACAATACAAGA